ATTATTAGCCTTGGGCCCGCCAATCTGGATGCGATGAGAAACCTTTTAGCGATGTGCTCCAGCATCCTGGCAGCCAAGGTGGGGCTTACCGCTGCACGCGCCTCCGGCATAACGCTCGGCGGTGTCGATTACGCGGCTTACGATTTAACTATCGCAATCCAGGTGCAAACCGCATGAGCTACATAATTATCTCCCCACGCATAGGCACCCCAGGCGAGCCCCTAATTGAGCGCCCAGGCATCAACATTGAGGCGCTACTCGCTGGGGGCTTTATTAAACAATCCGACAAAAAGACCCAAAAACCTGCCACAATAAAAAGCAGAAAACCAAAGGAGTAACCAATGGCAACCAGCACCCTGCTCTCTAACCCAGTAGTCACCGTAAACGCGGTGGATCTCACCGACCAGTGCCGCAGCGCCACGCTTACGGTGCACTATGACGAACTGGAAAGCACCGCATTTGGCAACACCTCCCGCGTTTACACTGCGGGCCTGGGCGATCACACCCTCGAGCTTGAGCTTTATATGAGCTACGCAGCCTCAGAGACCTACGCGACACTAAAAAGCCTTGTAGGCACCGCCACCACCGTTATCGTGAAGCCCACAAGCGGCGCAGACGGGGCCACGAATCCAGGCATGACACTGACGGGCACCTACCTCTCCGAGCTCCCGCATGTATTCACCCTGGGAGAGCTCAGTGTAATAACCGTAAGTTTCCGTGGAGGCGTTTATTCCGAGGATGTCACCCCATAACTAACGCGCTCATCCGAGCCCGACTAAGGAGAGAAAATGCAGCTAACTATTCGCATCGATTTGGGCGAGGGCCCGCTAGATGTAATTACCTCGCTTTTTACCATCGTCGAGTGGGAGAGAAAGATGCGCACCAAAATAAGCCGCATCCAGGAGGATGGCCTTGGTGCCGAGGATCTGCTTTTTATGGCTTTCACGCAGTTAAAAGTAGAGAAAACCGTAACGCTGCCGCCCAGTTTTGACGATTTTTGCAAGCGGGTAGTCGCCCTTGATGTGATTAATGATGAGGCAGATCCGCGCCCTACCGAGGCGGCTACCGTTACACCCTCTGCCTAACACTGGTAGAGCTGGGGTGGTGGCCGCCGCAGATCCCTTTTGAGTCCCGCGATTTAATCACCGTGAGGCACATAATGAAAGAGGCGAGAAAGAGGCAGCAATGACCGTTAAAACCAGTATCGAGGTAACTGGGTTGCAGGATGCTTTGCGCACTATTGGCAAAACCGATAAAGAGCTGCGCAGACAATTAACTAAAGATTTTACTAAAGCAGCTGCACCGATGCTGGAGACCGCTATTAGCCGCATCCCTAGCAGCGCGCCGCTTTCGGGGATGGTGCGCAATTGGCGCGGCAAGCCATTTTGGAGTCAATCAGAAACTGGCAAAAGAGGGGTGCGCATAAAGCTTGACTCTCGCCGCCCAAGGTATGGCGGTGTTAAAGGTGTGGAGACGGTGGGCGCGTTACGGTTGCAAACCCGTGCTCGATTGACTGCGGTTTATGACATGGCGGGCAAAGCTAATAAACCGAGCACACCGCAAGGCGAGGCACTTATTAGGGAATTGAAAGCCAAGAACGGACCGCCTAGTCGCATGATGTGGCCCGCTGCGGAAAGTACGATAGGCGAGGTGCAAAACAATTTGAGGCCCGTGATCCGCAAGGTTATGGAGGCTCAGAGCAAGGCTTTAAGGTAACCCATGGCAATCAACATCCCGCTAATTAGCACCTTTGACAATAAAGGCGTTAAGGGTGCGATCAAAGAATTTAAGAGCCTGGAGGGCGCAGGAGCTAAGGCGCAGTATGTGCTGGGCAAAGCCTCCAAGGTGGCGGGCACTGCTCTGCTGGGGCTTGCTGGCGCTGCGGCTTTTGCGGCTAAAGCAGCTGCAGAGGATCAACAGAGCCAAATCAAATTGGCGGATGCTTTGCGCAAAACTGGTAAAGCCACGGATGCCCAAATAGCCTCTAGCGAGGCATTTATAAGCAACCTTTCCCAGGCGGCTGCGGTTACGGATGATGAGCTGCGCCCCGCGATGGCTAACCTTGTGCGCGCCACTGGATCGGCAACTGCCGCCCAAGATGCTTTAGCAATCGCTACCGATGTGGCCGCCGCTACCGGCATGAGCGTGGAAAGTGTGTCTAAAGCTTTGGCTAAGGCTTATGCGGGTAACACTACGGCGCTTAAAAAACTAAACCCGCAGCTCGGCAACCTCATCGATAAGGGTGCGAGTGCTAGCGAAATAAACAAAACGCTTACTAAACAATTTGGGGGCTCTGCAGCTAAAGCCACTGAGACGGCGGCGGGCCGCATGAAACAGCTCCAGATCGCGGTGGGTGAGGCGCAGGAGTCCATAGGCGCGGCATTGCTCCCAGTGATCGAGGCCATAGCGCCTAAATTGGCAAGTTTTGCCAAGTGGGCGCAGGACAACCCAGACACCTTTAAGAAAATTGCGCTAGCCATTGGCGGGGTGGCAGCTGCGATAGTTGCCATCAATGTCGCCACCAAGATTTATACCGCAGTAACTGCAGTAGCCAGCGGGGTGAGCGCAGCGTTTAACGCCATCCTTGCAGCTAATCCCATAGTGCTAATCGTGCTCGGGATCATGGCCCTTATAGCGGTTTTAGTTGTCGCCTATAAAAAATTTGAGGGCTTTCGCAATGTGGTGGACACCGTTTTCAACGCGCTTAAAGCGGGTGCGGGCTTTGTCTATGACGCATTTAAGAGCTATGTCGATTTGATTATTGGCATCTGGAAAGGGCTCTTTAATTTCATCGCAGATGGATGGAATAACACGGTAGGAAAACTTGGTTTTAAGTTCCCTGACTGGGTGCCAGGTTTCGGTGGCAAGGGCTTTGATGTGCCCGATATCCCCAAGTTCGCAGATGGTGGCATAGTCAATAGCCCCACCTTGGCGCTCATTGGTGAGGCAGGGCCCGAGGCGGTAGTGCCCCTAAACCGCGCTAACGGTATGGGCGCAAATGTGACCATCAATGTAAACGGCGGAGACCCGCAAGCCGTGGTTGATGCCCTGCGCCGATACATGCGCACCAATGGAGCAATCCCGATCCGCACTACTGGAGTGGCGTAATGGCGTTACCCGATTTTGAGGCTTTTTACGGTGCCGCACCTACCGAGCTGCAAAACATCCAAAGCATTAACTGGCGCACCGGTAAGCAATGGATCGCAGACCCCTATAGCGCATGCACCGCCACCATCGTCTGCCGAGACATATCTAACTGGCCTGCGATTAAACCGCGCATAGGGCAAAGGCTTGTAATTAAAGACAAGTTTTATAATGTGCCAGTTTTCGGTGGGCGCATCAAAGATGTGGCTATTAATTACGGCGAATTGCCCGCTATGGATGAGGCGGTAATTAGTGTCGAGGGCATCCTTGCCGAAATAGGCCGCCGCCAATTAACAAACCAGGCTTTAGCGCAAGCTCGTGGATCGGTTTACAGTTTTAACATTGCCAGCGCAGTGGGTGCGAATGTGTTTTACGACTCGACCTACCCAGGCGGCTCAATCCTCTCCGCGCAGACCTATAGCGGCAACGCTCTCGATGCGTTAAATCAGGCGGTGCTAACTGAATGTGGCCGCCTAGCCGAGGTGTGGGATGCCGGCACCACCGTAAGCCCGCTGCTTTACATCATGGCCCGTAACGAGATCTACGAGTATGGCTGGACTTTCTCCTATGTGCCAGGCGACTGGAGTTCTACGGTGTTGCCCTATAACGGCATCACTTTTAAGTCCGCTGCCGAGTCTTACTACACCCAGGTAACGATCCAGCCGCAAGGGCTCACCACGCAAGTCGAGTCCTCTGGCGCAGCTCCTTTTTATGGGCTAACGCAACAGTCCTACGATTACAGCAACACCCAAGCCGATAGCCACGCCCAGTATTTGCTTTTCCAATTCAATAGCACTGATGCAGCACCGACATCGGTAAGCATGAATTACAGCCAGTGCACCTCAACCTCGCAGCGGCAACGCTTTGCCCGCATGATTGAGGCAGACGAAAATTATTGGGTGGTGGGCGCTTTGCTTGACATTTACTTTAGAGGCACCCTTTATCACACCGTAATTGAGGGCTTATCCGTCTCCTCAAACCTTAACGACACCACCGCTACCTGGCATTTGTCATCCCATGACATGAACGCATACCTATTATGGGATACACCCGCCCCATTTAACACATGGGA